ATGACTAGTTTTCTAAAATTGGGTATTTTCGAGCGAGAAGCCAAAGCCCCGGAGCTAAATATTAAACAACTTGCACTACTTATGTGTGGGGTAGATCCGACAGTTAAAACTGCTGATATCCCTGAAGCGAAAGTTGAAGCTTACAATATATACTATCGACAACTGAGTAGATGGTTATCAGCATCTAAATTATTTCGAGGTGGAAACTCAACAGCCTATCCCGCAGACTATATGTTTGCTCTGGCATATCCTCTTATTGATGAAGATATTACACCACAACCCATAAAGGACAGATGCCTTGCGGCGGTGGCTATAATTGCTAATCAAAACAAAGGAAAAGAGCATCTTTATGCTATGGGAGGGGATGAGCTTTTACAGGTCGGAATTGCATTGAAAAGCAGCAAACGCGGCTTGCATCGTAAAGAAGATGAAAAGGAATATAATGATAAATTAATGGGGATGCTGGTCAAGCTTATAGCACATAAGATAGGCCATTCGTTTGGCACCTCTAAAAAACCAAGCATCTCGGCTATTTTAAACGAACTATATAAATTAGCTGATGAGGAAGGTATATCTAAAACTGGATTATCTAAATCAGCAATATATGAGAAAATTCGAAAGGCATTAAATTCGATTTATTATACGGAATGAATATTATTTTGCAGTGTTAGTAGGTATTATTTATATTTCATGTTAAAATACTAATTAATTATATTTGTTGGAGCTTTTGGCGATTCTATGATCGCCAAGGAGATTCAATTGTTATATTTGATGTGTATTACCGTTACATTCAACAGCATTCAACAGCATTCAACAGCATTCAACAGCATTCAACAGCATTCAACAGCATTCAACGACACGTAATGACACGTTATGACACGTAACGGCACCCGACAGCACCTAACAATACCTAGCTCCATCCACGGTCCCTACTAGGTCATTACTTGCTAACTTTTTCCATCTTTGTTCATGGTTATTCATCACTGTTCATCAGCGTTCATCATTGTTCATCTTTGTTATGAACAATCCAAGGTGAATCAAATCGTTAAAGAACGGTGATCTTCGGCGAGTTATTGAAATTCATGATTTTTTCTCTCGAGACAGCCGTTGAAATTACTGTGGAAACTGTTTTAAACAGGGGAGCGTTATCTTGATGGAATTTCTATCTTTCAATGGAATTGCGTGTTCTTTTAAAGGATTCCAGAATCAATGGAAATGCTGGTCGTTTATCCACTAATCTCTTCGCATAACATTGAAACAGTGGAGGCAGCATGCAAAATATAACCTTTACCCCGCCAAATCCTGAACAGCGCCGCACCCTTTTAGAAGAGTACGGCTTTAAGTTTGATCGCCGAATCCGTGAAGATGAATGCAGCGAGATCACCAGTCTTTCCCGTTCCAGCCGCTGGAAGATGGAGCAGCAGGGGCGCTTCCCTCCGCGCTGTCACTTTGGCCGCAATAGCTGTGCTTGGCTTCTTTCGGATGTGCTCTGGTGGGTTCGTAATCCGCCAGCAGTAGAGAACGTCAATAACCCATACAGCCGTAAATCTGCTTAATTAACCACAGGTAATCTGAGATGAAAAAGATTAATGCCCTCCACGGGCAGGGATTCGCTCACCCTGTAGCCAGCCAGCACGATATTTCAGCGAACCGTAAACAGGTTATTTCCGGTGACTGGTCGCCCATTAATCGCGGTGAATTTACGCTTGCCGATCTGGGGTTGCGCCACAACGGTAACGGGCTGGTGTGGCTGCGTTCCGGCGTGTCCGTGCATGAGGCAGACCATGATGTAGGGATAAGCGGCAAGGACAAGACCAAAGGAAGGGTTAATGGTCTTCCTTTTGAATTTGTCGGCCAGTGGCAGGAATACCCGACTAAACGCAGCTTTGCCGTTTCAGTATCTACGGAACTACGCCGCCAGTATTACCCGGACGATGCCACTTTTGGTAAGGCGATGCGTGAGGCGGGTTATATTCCCGTGCGCACCCGTAAATTGACCGGGAAGCTGGCAAGTTACTGGCTGTATCGAGTAACGGGTGATGATAAGGGGGTATGCACAGCAGAACCCACGCTCCGCAAGGCTTCCGAGCCAGTTGTCCAGACCATATCTAAGCCTCATCCGTGGTTTAAGCGTGTGGCACTCGATGGTAAATGGCAGTACGTCTACGCAGATCACATCCGCTTTCTGACTAAAAAGCGTCATCGCGTCGATGGTGTTCGGGTTCAGGGGTATACCGCTGGCGGGCTGAAAGTGGAGGCTATTGTATGACAGGCAAAACAAAGGCGGCCATGCCGGGCCGCCTGAGTCTCAACGCTTTACTGAAACATCGCCAGATTACCAGGCTTGCCGCTGGTGGTCAAACTTTGCACTCGCCCGTTTTGGCGAGGTCAAATTATCACCAGGGATTCAAAATCCGAGCTGGAGTTCAAAATCTGCGCTCCCCCGTTTGGGGGTGCTCAAATCATGATGAGGCAGCCGCAAGCGATTTGCATAACTCAATCATGGTTGCGCAGAATTTGAGCCGACGAAATCCGTACGCACAAATTAACCGCGTACGTTTAACGTACGGAGATCGAGACAAAGGCGAACAGTATTCGGGTTCATGGCAAAACAACGTTAAACGTGGTTTAGAGGCTCCGACGAAAAACGTAGAGAGCTGCGAAGATAACCAACCCTCTTTAAGAGGGGAGCCTCTGCACAACTCATTAATAGTTGCGCAAAACAGACCCTTTTTAAGAGGGGCAGTCCACAGCATTACGGGGAGTAACCCTGTTCAGCTTTCAGATTCCGATCTGGCTTTCTTGCGCTGCCGGCGTTTGATCTCGCCTTTTACAGCCGTGACAATGAATTGCGCTTTTGTCTCTCCATCTTCGAGGTTGCTTTCTAAGTCCGCTACAACATCGTGTGGAAAGCGTGCATTAAGCTGCTGCGATTTGTTGTTGGTTGAACCCGTTGCCATTCCTGAATCTCCTTGTGCTAGGTGCGATTCAGTATACGCAAAAAAAATAATAGTAAAAGGCTTGAAGTGCGATTCACTTGCATGTAGTTTTAAAAACAAAGGTGCGATTCACCTTGTAAGCGCGAAGCCCGGCAGTGCGTCAACACTAACCGGGCCTCTAACCAAACCGTTAGTTGAGGTAACAGTTATGGCTGAATTACAGCATACCCAAACTCGCCCCAAATATCAGTATCGTTTTCTCGCCCTGAGCGCCATCGGGCGCAACGTCATTCACATCACCGCTACCACTGAGCGCGAAGCCCGTGAGCAATCACCGGCTGGATGCGTGATGGTATTCGCTGGTCGTCTGCCAGTTCGGGAGGGGGCACCATGCGTGAGCCAATCAGCTTAGACCAGCCAGAATACAAATCAGCGCTGGCTGCTTCACTTTTCGAAACCATTTTGGAAAAAGCCTGTGCTGAGTGTTCGGAAACCCTGCTGAACCATATCTCACTGGCATGTGACCTTAATCAGGAAATTCACCGGGCATTAATCGCCGAGCTGGGTATGGGAGAAGCGAAATGAGACAAGTTCCTTTTGAAGTCCTGATGCACGCTGAAAATGCCCTTTCAGAGAGTGAGTGCGCAATGTCTGTGCTGAGCATGTGGATTGACAGCATTCCCGACGGTGAAGAACACCGTGAGGAAGCGTGCCGTGTCGGAGCAATTATGTCTCTGCTGCACAAATCTATCGGCGAGCTGGTGAAGGCGCGGGAGGCTTACAGTGCGAAATCCTGAAATCAACGATAGCTGGAAGGATAAGCGCGGCGAACTGGTCACGGTGAAAGATAACGCATTTAACCGGGTAACGTTTGTGCGTGATGGTTACGATTTTCCGTGCATCTTTCCGCTGGAAAGGTTCGTTAAAGAGTTCACTTTCGTTAGCTGGGGGCTGAAAGATGAAAAACGCGCCTAATGTGAAAACCCTCCCGCGCGACAAAATGGAGGAGGCCATCATCTTTGCTGGAACGGGAGCATGGAAAGCCGCTCAGGACTACCAGAAAGGGAAGGGCGAGCATGGAGACGATGTTCCGCCTGTGGTTCTGGATCACACCCAACTGGCGGAATTGCCCCACCTGCGCATTGTTGATAAAGGCCGTCGGTTTGCCCGTGTCTGTCAGGCCGGACTTATCGAGCAAAACCAAATCAGCATGATTGCAAATAAGCTGTGTGAGGCTGGCGTTACCAATGCTGAGTTTATCAACGAAAAAGGTGAGAAAGAGGACTGGACGCCATTAATGAAACGCCTGGAAGACGAGCCACTAATGGTGACTACGAGGGGTAGTGCTACGCCAGCGCTTAACCAGATGGGAGCCAGCCAGCGCGGGGAGGTTCTGCTTGCTCATTACGATGGCAATCTGGCGATCCATGCTGATTCCGACACGGTTCATCATTACAACGGCGTGGTGTGGGTTCCGCTTTCGGATAAAGAGCTACAGCGGGAAATGGCGCAAATTTTTATTGATGCCGAAGTAGCCTATTCGCAGAACGCGATTAAATCCGCTGTCGATACAATGAAGCTGGGTCTGCCAGTGATGGGTAATACAGCCCGAAATCTTATTGGTTTCAGCAACGGGGTTTTTGATACCCGGTTAGGCCAATTTCGACCGCATGATAAAAAGGACTGGCTTATCGTTGCGAGCGAATTGCCATTCAGCGAACCAGCAGAAGGAGAGACTCTGGCAACCCATGCGCCGAACTTCTGGAAATGGCTCCGCCGCTCTGTGGCGGATAATGACCGAAAAGCAGACCGCGTACTGTCTGCGCTGTTTATGGTGCTGGCGAACCGGTACGACTGGCAGCTGTTTCTTGAGGTAACGGGGCCGGGCGGAAGTGGTAAAAGTGTTATGGCGGAGATCTGCACGATGCTGGCGGGCAAGGCCAACACCGTATCGGCGAGCATGGCGGCGCTGGAGAACCCAAGGGAAAGGGCACTGGTAGTGGGATATTCGCTGATTATCATGCCGGATATGACCCGGTACGCTGGCGACGGAGCAGGGATTAAAGCTATCACTGGCGGGGATAAGGTGGCTATCGACCCAAAACACAAAGCACCATATTCAACCCGTATTCCTGCGGTGGTGCTTGCCGTCAATAACAATGCCATGTCGTTCAGCGACAGAAGCGGGGGGATTTCCAGACGGCGGGTGATTTTCAACTTCTCCGAAGTGGTACCGGAAAACGAACGCGATCCTATGCTGGCCGAGAAGATTGAAGGTGAGCTGGCTGTAATCATTCGCCACCTGCTCACTCGCTTTTCCAGGCAGGACGAAGCCAAACAGCTTTTGCATGAGCAGCAGAAATCAGAAGAAGCGCTGGCCATCAAACGTGAAGGGGATTCACTGGTGGACTTTTGCGGCTACCTGATGGCTTCGGTGGTTTGTGATGGAATGCTGATTGGCAATGCCGAGATCGTGCCATTCAGCCCGCGCCGTTATCTGTATCACGCTTATCTGGCTTACATGCGGGCCAATGGTCTGAGCAAGCCGGTGTCGCTGATGAGGTTCGGTACGGATATGCCAGGCGCAATGGCTGAATACGGTAAGGAGTATCAGAAGCGCAAAACAAAACATGGCATAAGGTCAAACGTCACGCTTCACGACGACTCAGAAGACTGGATGCCTATGTGGAATGATACATCTCATAACAGCGGAGAAAATCAAAAGTAATGGGAAAAGTGTTCACCACTGTTCACCATGTGCAAAAATCATTAAATAACAATATGTTAATGGGTGAACACTTTTTTATGAAGTGTTCACCAAGTATTCACCTGTTCACCTTTAAAGATCTTTTCTTTTAAAAGGTGAAGGGTTAGGGTGAACACTAGTGAATACTTAAAATAATAGTCTTCACCCTGTAACCGAATGAATTTAAATAGAAAAAATGCAAAGGTGAACAGGTGAACACTTAAACGCATATTTTTAAATTTTAAAGGAGGGGCTACATGCCAATCACTAATGAGGAACGCAGGGAACACCTGGAAAAGTTTGGTTTAACCAGTCTTGATACAATGCACACTGCCGATTACCGTAAAGCCCTTGAAGAGGAAGCGTTCTTTTGGGATGACCCACACGGTTTTGTGATGCACACGCTTTCCGGAGAACGACTCGTTACGAATACAGAACAGCTGGATGCCTTGCTGGAGCATCTAGAAGGATACCGGGCTCTATTGCCTGCCCCTCCAGAATGGATGAGTGAGAAATAGCAGCCTTAAGCATATGCAGTGTTGTTCTGTGCTTTGATGATTGATTTATGTTGTTCTTGAGTTATCTTAAGGGCTGGGATTTACAATTTAAATTCATGTTGAATTATTAGCATTCTATTGAAAGAAATTAAGGATCTTAGATGACTACACAAGAACCTACAACATACAAAAGAAGAACTGTTCATTATAAAAGGGCGGTGATTGGTGGTTCAAAGCAATATCTGCAATCTATTTTAGAGGAAGCCTTGGGTGAAGGCGGTGCTTATGAATTAGCATCTAGCAGAAAAGAGCAAATAGACCCTAATGATCCGTCTGCTGGATTTCACCTCATTAATAAAAGCCAGCATTACGAAAGTATTTTCTTCGGGCAGTTTTTACTCTTCGAACCTGGTAAAACCCAAGCAACTATAACGATGGAAGATAATGCCCAAGCTTATAAAATAGATCCTATTACAACCGCATCGCTTAAGAAGCGTAAAGGCGATAAAGGGACGGAAAAAGAGTTTGTAGAATCTATTCTTTATTTTGGGGTTTATAAGAATCATGTCTTAATTGTCCAGTCTGCCGCATTGAGAACAAAAGAGTTTGAGCAGCATGTAAATAACCTGTTTGCCAATAATACATTATCTACAACAGGCGTTACTTCCATAATTTTTAAGGACAAGCCTGCAAACTCTATAGTGAAAAAATTAGAGGAATCCCCGGTTAAGAGTGTGGTGTTAGGGCGTTCTCCTATAGAAAGTGAACAATTACAACTCAATCCCAAAAGAGATAAAGAAGCGGCAAAAAGAGAAATTCAGCGTCTCGAATCTAAAACAGTACAATTTAAGCCTGCTGGAATAGGAACTAAAATTCTTGATACAGTTCTGGGCGATGGTTGGGCTAGTAAATTAGATCTCGACGATTCACTGGATGAAGCGAATCTTAATGTTAAACTTGAGATAAGCTATAATCGAACTACCACAGGCAGCGGTCAGTTCGTACTGGATACTATCGCCAGCTCCTTGCGAGATCTTGATAATGATAGCGTTAGGGTAGAGCTTAAAAATGGTGGAATTATAACGGGTAAAGAACTGAAACTTTCTGATTCTCTAAATGTCCAAGTTCATGAAGGTTTGTTGTCAGAAGATGACTTATATCTTAAAATGTTTAAATGGTTGTCTGCAAACATACTTAATGGAGAAATAGACAATAGGGGGTAATATGAAGGTGTTAAGTACATTTATATTCACTATCCTGTCTTTTTTGATAGGAGCATTGTGTCTATTCGGCCTTATCCATCATTTCGGTGTGGATAAGTTGACTGCGCCTTCCCCAATCATTGCGGTTTTAGTCCTTCCTTTAGCTTACTGCTTGCAAGCGATTTATAAATTAAGCGATTTGAAAGAAAGCCAGCAATTAAATGGCGATGAAGCTAGGCGGCTTTTTTATATAGTTGATTTGAAACGTGGTAGGTTATTTACTTGTATAGTCTTTTATTTTCTTTCGGCTATCTTTGTTGGCATATCTATGATGATTGGCGACGGTGGGCAATTATTTAAAAAAATAACTCTAATAATATCAGGTGGGCTGCTTGGGGTTACAGTTTTTACAATCTTTATCATTTATTCATTGATGAACGAAGTTACAAATTTCAAAGCTAAATTGGTTCGTCGTGAACAGGATGAGAAACACCGCAAAATGTAACTTACAAAAGATTTGTAAATTATTTGTACTCATGTTTACCCGTGATTACCCCTGTCTCTGATGGGGGTTTTCTTTATATTTTTCATGTATATCTTGAAGAGTGGCACTCAGACGTGAGCCGCCACTGGCCGTTAAGTCAAGCTGTAGCGAGTACAGCCTGCGAGAGGCAGAAAAAGATTTAACGGCCTCCCCTCCAAGCGCTGGTTTCACGTCTCAACGTTAATTGTTACGGAAACCACTCCATGAAGAAACTACTCGAATTACGCCAGCAGAAAGCCGCACTCAAAACACAGATGCGTTCCATGCTGGACAAAGCCGACACCGAAAAGCGCAGCCTGAACGAAGAAGAGGGCAAAAAGTTCGATGAACTCCGCGCCCAGGCTGATGCGCTTGAAGTTGAAATCACCCGTCTAGAAGCCGTCGCCGACGATCAGCGCAATCTGCCTGGTACTTCCGTTGAAGGTGAGCCAGTAAGCAACGACGAGCTGCGCCACTACATCATGACAGGTGATACCCGTTCTCTCTCCACGCTGGTGCAGGCTGATGGCGGCTATACCGTTATCCCTGAGCTGGACAAAGAGATTATGCGCCAGTTGCAGGATGATAGCGTGATGCGCTCCATCGCAACGGTGAAGACCACCAAAACCAACGAATACCAGAAGCTGGTATCTGTGGGCGGCACTACCGTTAATCGCGGCACAGAAGGTGAGGCACGTACCGAGACCAGCACGCCGAAGATGGAGCGCGTTGATATCAAACTCAACCCGATCTACGCCTACCCGAAAACCACTCAGGAAATTCTCGACTTCTCCGAGGTGGATATTCTGGGCTGGCTGTCTTCTGAAATCGCCGACACCTTCACCGCTACCGAAGAGAGCGACTTTGTAAACGGCGACGGTGACAAAAAATCCAAAGGCTTCCTGTCTTACCCTCGCGCGGCAACTGCCGACAAAACCCGTCCGTTCGGTACGCTGGAGAAGATGGAAGCGGCTGACGTTTCCTCTGATGGCCTGATCGACCTGCTGTATAAGCTGAAAGCCAAATACCGCAAAAACGCCGTATGGGTGATGAATTCCAACACCGCCGCCAAACTGCAAAAGCTGAAAAACGGCAACGGGGATTACATCTGGCGTGATCGTCTTGTTGCCGGTTCTCCCGATACGCTGCTGGGCCGTCCTGTTCAGTATCTGGAAACCATGCCGGATGCGGAGGCGGGTAAAGCGTTCCTCGCGGTTGGCGACTTCAAGCGCGGCTATTTCATCGTGGATCACACCACTGGCGTGCGTACCCGTCCTGACAACATCACCGAGCCGGGTTTCTACAAGGTGCATACCGATAAATACCTGGGCGGTGGTGTGGTGGACTCCAACGCCATCAAGGTGCTTGAGCTTTCCGGCTCCGGTTCCTGATTTGACGTTTAAGGGGCTTCGGCCCCTTTTTGCCCTCTGTGGAGTCCAGTAATGAAAACAATCGATTTTGAAATCCGTACCTCCGAAGTGAGCGCCAGCAACAAAAAGCTGGTGGGCTATGCCGTGCGCTGGAACAGCCTGTCAGAAATTATCTGGGACGAGTTCCGCGAGCAGTTTGCGCCTGGAGCGTTTAAAGACAGCCTGGCATCCGGTAGCGATGTGCGTGCGCTGTACGAGCATAACTATACCCAGCTGCTGGGCCGCACTAAATCCGGCACGCTGGTGCTGTCCGAAGACGATACCGGGCTGCGCTTCGAACTGACCCCGCCGAATACCCAGCTTGGCAACGATGTGCTGGAGCTGGTGGAGCGCGGGGATATCTCCGGCATGAGCTTTGGTTTCCGGGCGCTGAAAGAGGCGTGGGATATTGCTCAGTCTCCATACCTGCGCACTGTTACCGCTGCCGAACTGCGGGAGATTACCGTTACCTCTATGCCTGCTTATCCTGAGTCTGGCGTGGAAATCGCGCACCGTTCGCTTTTCTCCCAACATCCTGAATTGCGCCGCGCTGGCGATAACCGTCGCCGCTGGGCTGAATTAGCGGGGCTTTGATATGTGGAATATCTGGCCGTTTGGCCGTAAGTCTGAACCCTCCGAACAGCGCAGTATGACCATTGATGAGTGGCTGGCGATGGCAGGGATTCCAAATACTGGATCAGGCGAGTATGTGTCTGCGGGTACTGCGGAATCTCTGCCGGCGGTCATGAACGCCGTATCAGTTATCAGTGAGGCGGTGGCAACAATGCCCTGCTATCTCTACCGCGTCCGTAATGATAATGGTCGTGAGGCGCGAGAATGGCTGAGTAATCACCCAGTGGATTTTCTCCTGAACGAGCAGCCGAACGACTGCCAGACGCCTTATCAGTTTAAACGCACGATGATGCGCCATTGTCTGCTGAATGGTAACGCCTATGCGGTGATCAAGTGGGGCCGCGACGGCCAGCCGCAATCCCTGCACCCGTATGCGCCGGGGGCGGTTGTTCCCGAGCGTATCGGCCAGCATAAGTACAAATACACCGTTACAGAGCCGTTTACCGGGGCTGTGCGCACCTATCTACAGGAAGAGATTCTGCATCTGCGTTACTCCACCGATGATGGCTTTCTGGGGCGTTCGCCTATCACCGTCTGCCGTGAGGCGCTGGGGTTAGGTCTGGCACAGCAGCGCCACGGTGCCAGCATTATGAAAGATGGCATGATGGCGGCTGGCGTGGTGGTCACTAAAGAGTGGCTCGATAGCGTGAAGGGCAAACAGGCGATGGATGCACTGGATCGCTACAAGGGCGCCAGAAATGCCGGTAAAACACCGATCCTTGAAGGTGGCATGGACTACAAGCAGCTTGGCATGAGCAATCAGGATGCCGAATGGCTGGCGTCGCGCCGGTTCTCCATTGAAGACATTGCCCGCATGTTCAACGTGTCGCCCATCTTCCTGCAGGAATACAGCAACAGCACCTACAGCAATTTCAGCGAAGCGAGCCGCGCCTTTCTCACCATGACCATGCGCCCGTGGCTGGCGAACTTCGAGCAACAAATCAAATCTGCTTTGCTGGTGGCCTCTCCGGTTCCGGGAACCCGCTATCAGGTGGAGTTTGACTCTGCTGACCTTCTCCGTGCCACACCTACCGATCGTTACGCCACTTATGAGCGAGGCATTAAGAACGGGATCATGAACCCGAACGAAGCCCGTGAGCGCGAGGGGATGCCGCCGCGTGAAGGTGGTGACGAATTCAGCCAGGCATGGAAGCAGGAAGTGAAGATCAGCAAAGACGGCAAGGAAGGTGACGCATGAGAGCCGGGGGGCTGAGAAGCCGCGTCACTATTCGGGTATTCACTACCCACAGGGAGCCGTCCGGTCAGGTTGTTCAGGTCTGGGAAGACGGGGAAACCATATGGGCTGAGGTTAAGGGGATCAGTGGCCGAGAGTTAATGGCGTCAGGTGCCGAGGTTGCCGAAGCGACGATCCGCGTTTGGGTGCGTTTCCGCCGTGATATTACCGCAGCCAACCGTCTGAAAGTGCTTACTGGCCCGTTTGCTGGCAGCACTCTCAATATTATCGGGCCTCCTATTCCTGATTCGGAAGGTACCCGGCTGGAAATTCTCTGCAAGACAGGAACGGAAAAATGACAGCAGAAATCACCCTGGATGAAGCAAAGCTGCATTGCCGTATTGATGATGATTACGAAGATACGTTGATACAGGCGTACATCGATGCGGCGCTGGAGGTTTGCCAGAAGCATATCGGCAAGCGGTTTGATAACGGGCTGGAGTTTACGCCAGCTATCAAGATTGGCTGTCTGATGTACGTATCTCAGCTGTACGAGTACCGCACGATGATTGGTGATACCGACGCCAAAGAGATACCGATGGCTGTCTCTGCGTTGTGGTCTGTCTATCGTGATGTGGGGGTGTACTGATGCCGTGGCAACCACTACGCCGGTGCAATGAGCCGGGATGTAATAAACGGGTGAAGTCTGGCAAGTGTGACGAGCATAAGCGGGATGCCCGCCGACAAAGCGACAGCCGAAGAGGTACGCGAACAGAGCGTGGTTACTCCAACCGCTGGGGCGAATACCGTCGTCATTTTCTAAAAGCTAATCCGCTGTGTGTCCATTGTCTCAAGGCTGGCGTCTATGCATCGGCAACTATCGTCGATCACATCATCCCTATCGAGGGTGAAGCTGATGTGCTGTTCTGGCCCGCCAGTAATCACCAGTCGTTATGCGCTGCCTGTCATGGACGGAAGACAACCACAACAGACCCGGTGACGAAGCAGCAGCGTAAAGCCGGTAAGTTCCGCGAGCAGGAAGAAGCAGCACGTCATCGCACCGACTGGATCTATGAGGCAAACAATGACTGAGCAGGAACAGCAGCGGCTGATTAGTGGGCTGATAAAGCAGCGTGAGTCATGGCAACCAGCCAGACAGAGAGCGCATAAGAAGCCCGTAGCAAAGCGCATGAGCCAGCGTGACCGGGAGCTTATGGAATGCTTTCGCAACCGCTGACAGGCCGAATGGACGGGGTGGGGGAGGTTTTAAAGACAAACCCCTCTCAGCGAGGAACCACCTGCCCCCTCAAATTTTTACGCACGGTGATTTTTTTGAAAATAAAACAGACAGGAAAACAGTAAGTTATGGCAAGACCACCCAAACCGCCCGCCTACCTTGATGAAATCGCGGCGCAGCAGTGGAAAGCAAAGGCGAAGCAGCTGGCGGAGCGCGGTGATCTGACGCCTGCCGACTGGAACAACCTTGAGCTGTACTGCGTCAATTACTCGATGTACCGCAAAGCCGTGGAAGACCTTGCCACGCGGGGATTCAGCATAGTGAACAGCCAGGGCGGTGAGAGCCGTAACCCGGCACTGAGCGCAAAAGCGGATGCCGAAAAAATTCTCATAAAAATGTCGTCGCTGCTGGGCTTTGATCCGGTAAGCCGCCGCCGCAATCCGGTGGAAACGGAAGAGGAGGACGAGCTTGACCGTCTGGAATGATTACGCAAACGCCATTAAATCGGGTGAAATTCCGGCCTGTAAGCGAGTAAAACAGGCCGTCGAGAGGTACTTTTCAGACCTGAATGACCCCCGTTATGAGTTCGATACGGCGATCGTGGAGCGGTTTATTGCCTTCTCCCGGCTCTGTCCACACGTCAAAGGCCCGCTTAGGGGCCAGCCAATCGAGCTGGAGCCGTGGCAGCAGTTCGCCTTTGCTAACCTGCTGGGCTTTAAGGTCAGGGAGTCAGGCCGCCGCAAGTACAGCAGCGCCTTTATTGAGGTACCGCGTAAAAACGCTAAATCCACCGTGGCCGCCATGCTGGCTAACTGGTTTCTCGTAATGGAGAAGGGCCAGCAGGATATCTACACGGCGGCGGTGAGCCGGGATCAGGCCCGAATCGTATTCGACGATGCCCGCCAGATGTGCCTGCTGTCCAAACCGCTGAAAAAGCGCGTCAATATCCAGGCGCATAAGGTCATTTTCCCGAAGAGCAACAGCCTGTTAAAGCCGCTGGCGGCGAAAGCGGCCACCATTGAGGGGACTAATCCCAGCCTGGCGATTGTCGATGAGTACCACCTTCACCCGGATAACGGCGTTTATTCCGCGCTTGAGCTGGGTATGGGCGCACGTCCTGAGGCGATTTTGTTCGCCATCACGACCGCCGGGAGTAACGTTGTCTCTGCCTGTAAACAGCATTATGACTACTGCTGCCAGATTCTGGCCGGGGAAGAGAGCAACGATTCGCTGTTTGTCCTGATCTACGAACTGGACGACGAAAGTGAGGTTGAGCAGCCTGAAATGTGGATCAAGGCTAACCCTAACCTGTATGTGTCCGTTGACGCGGCGAAACTGGAGTCCACCATCCAGAAAGCGCGGGGCATACCGTCGCAGTGGGTGGAAATGCTGACCAAGCGTTTCAATATCTGGTGTCAGGGCTCCACGCCGTGGATGGGCGCCGGTGCATGGGATGCCTGTGCGCTCGACTATACCGAAGACGATCTGGCCGGAATGGAGTGTTATGCCGGGTTTGACCTGTCCTCTACCAGCGACATCACTAGCGTAAGCTATGCGTTCCCGTTCGACAGGGAGATCAGACTCCTTACCCGTCATTATCTGCCGGAAGCGCAGCTGCTTAACGTCGCCAACAAAAACCGCGCCATCTACCGCCAGTGGGTGAAAGCGGGATGGATACGCACCACGCCCGGCGACTGCATCGACTATGACCGCATCCGTGACGATATCCTGCGTGACGCTGAAACATTCAATATCCGGCTGGTGGGCTTTGATACGTGGAACGCCACGCACCTGCGCACTCAGCTACAGGGAGCGGGCCTCGATGTGGAGCCGTTCCCGCAAACCTATCTCAAGTTCAGTCCTGTGGCGAAATCCTTCGAGGTGTTCGTTAACCGTAAGGTGGTGCGCCATCGTGGCGATCCGGTTCTGGCCTGGGCGATTGGAAACGTGGTGATGGAGTCCGACGCTAACGCCAACATTAAGCCCAACAAAAAGAAATCCTCAAACAAGATAGACCCGGCGGTATCTGCGCTGATGGCGTTCGGCACCTTCCAGGCCGAGCATGAGGATTTTGCTTTCGATATGAGCGACAACCACAAACAACGGTTGGCGACATTTAACGGTATCTGACAGAGGGTAATATGCAACAGGTATTAACTACTATGAAAACCACGATAAAACTCAGCGGCTCAATGGCTCAGCGATTTGGCAGGACACATCGCCGCGCGTTAACGTCTGCCAATGAAGTATTCAGGGCGCTATCTAACACCATTGATGGCTTTGATGCTTACCTGCGTGAGGCTCGGGCAAAGGGGCTGGATTTTGTTATTTTCCGGGATCGCCGCAATATCGGACACGAAGAGTTTGAACTCCTGGGGCCGGGTGATGAGCTGAGAATTATTCCGGTAATACGAGGAAGTAAGCGGGCAGGTCTGTTCCAGGCTGTTCTCGGTGTAGCATTGATTGCTGGTGGTATAGCTCTTGGTCCAGCAGGTGCCGCACTGATTGGGAAGGGCGCTGCATTAAACATTGGCCTTGTTGGAGCATCAATGGCCTTGGGTGGAGTAGTCCAGTTACTTTCCCCGCAGGTATCAGGCCTGCGAATGCGTCAGGAACCTGATAACAAACCCTCCTATGCGTTTGGTGGTCCCGTTAACACGACAGCATCTGGCAATCCCGTTCCCCTGCTTTATGGGCAACGGGAAATTGGCGGCGCGATTATCTCCGCCGGGATTTATGCAGAAGATCAGCAATAGAGGCTCATATGAATAAAATTTTACTTATCGCTGCCCTGGAAGAGATTGCTAGTCGCGAGGGCCATGAACTTAACGGGCAGGATAAGCTGGTAATCCGCACTAAAACAGCTATGGTGTTGGCCGCTAAACAGCGGCACCGCCAGTGCATGGAAGCGCCACCCTATCAGTGGTGAAAGCCAGATAAATTAAGGCGTTGAAAGAGGTTCATCCCCCTACAAAGCACCAGTATTGTTCTGGTGCTTTTTTGTTTGTTCAGACAAAGCTGTATAAACATCTGTATAAACACTAATAAAAAAGGCGCTTCCCCATGCCGAAGAGCGCCTTTTTAAACAAGCACTTAACTGACTAGTATCAGTTCATGCCGTATTTTTTCAGTTTCTTACGCAGGGTACCACGGTTGATGCCCATCATCAGGGCAGCGCGGGTTTGATTACCACGGGTGTATTGCATCACCATGTCCAACAGTGGCTGTTCAACTTCAGCCAGTACCAGCTCATACAGGTCATTAACATCCTGACCGTTCAGTTGAGCAAAATAGTTCTTCAGTGCCTGTTTAACCGAGTCACGCAGGGGCTTTTGAGTCACCTGATCCTGAGAGTTAACGGTAGAAACGGTCAGTACGTCAGAATTTACGCGTTGTTCGAACAT